CTGCATCTACTGGGGCGGCACCTTGCCCTGGCAATGGAAACTGACTGTAGTAATCCATATCGGGTTGCGTGATTTCTAGGCCACTGCCATAAAAATTGCTAGGCGCAACCGGGTAACTTTCTACCGCTTCAGCCTCTGGCTGCACCGAGGCAGGCGTGTTCGAGATGTCGGTAAAAAGATCGGGATTATTCCTCAAAATGTCGCTAATGCTGATATTTGACCCGCCGCCTGCACTGCTGTCTTTGCTCATATTTCTTTCACCAATGTTCTGTGGGCCTCGTTCCAATTCATCTCTTTAAGCGCTTTAGTCCATCCCTTGCGCCCGCTCATGCTCAGTGCTGAGCATTTGATCGACTTGGCAAAAGAAATTAGGCTAGATTCCATGCCTTTAATTTCATTTAAGTCGCCAGCTGCTAGGAAAACGTGTAGCGCGCGCTTTCTGGGATACTGAACAATTTCAGTTATCATGCAGCTTTTTTCTGCTGGCCAAAAAAGCATATCCCCTAAAACGATTGCGTCTAACACGTCTTCATAGGTGTGCGTGCCACCGCTGTGGTGCAGCGCCGATTCAAGCAACTCGCGGTAAGGGCTTACTGTGTTTGCTGCCTGCTGAACTAACGCCTGCTCACTCATATTTGAACCGCCGATAAATTTCCGTTGTTTTCGACAGCCAACTTAAACCGAGTCCCGTTTGGGCTTTGCAGGATCAGCCGGTCATTTCGTAGCTCTATGTCCTGATTCTTTTTTCTGTTCATGTCATCAGCCTGCTCAATCAGCAAATTGCGCTGTGACTCAACGCCCTGGTCATAAGCATTTGATGCGTTAGGCAAAATCATCGTCTGCTCCCCGCTACCACTTCTAAGCGCATAGTGCCGACTCGCCAGCTGGTAGGCTGGTCGCCGGTTACGCGCATCTGCACTTGCCGACCTTGAAATCGCACGCTTGTTGGGTTGGCCATGTTAAAAGGCCCGAAAGAGCTTTCTGCGCTGTTTGGGTAAATTCTAGTTTTGAATGTTGCGGTGACATCGCCCTGGGTTTGTTCGTCAGGAATCAGTGAAGTTGCGACCATCATTCTGTCGCCAGTGCCGATTTGCATGGGGCCGGTTTCGGCAAAGACATCGCTGTCTGTGTCATAAGCATTGCCGACTTCATGCTCATAAACATATCCGTCTGCACTTGTGTAATTAGGAAAAACAAACGCGCCAATGTCAAAGCCTGCAGTGCGGGCCACCTTGCCAATTTGCCAGTGGTTTTCGCGGTAGTTGTAGCTTACATAGCTGTCGTTCTCTGTTGTGCCTGCGCTTGGATAGAACCAAACGACCTCACTGAACTGCGAGTTTACGACTGCAAAAACCTTAGATCTCTCTGTAGTGTTTAGGTGCGAGAATATGAAATCACCAACGCTAGAGCGCATCGACTGCACTGAGCCGTTGTAAGAATAAAAGCCATTGTTGCCCATCCAGTAGGCTGTGCCATCGGCTACCGCGCAGCCATTTGCGCTTATCACACCGCAGCCTGTACCGGCCTGCCTGAAGCCGTACACGAATGGCGGTCCTTGGTATCGGGCGGTGTGCGCATCTATGTCGGTGAGCAATAGCGTCTCGCCGCGCAGTCTAACGCCCGCCATCAGGTTGCCATTGGTCGCCAAAGTAAAAGAGCCAGCTTGGTTCGTTGCGGCTGGTGTCCATACGTTGCTTTGTTCTTGGTCTGAAAAGGCCACCTTGTTACCAACGCCGCCAGCGCCCAATGCAAAGACGAAGCGCTCTTCGCTTACAACGATTGCGGTATTGCTGGTAGGCGCGTTAGATAAAAGCGCTGCAGGCGTGCCAGCGCTATTGGCCCACTGGTAAATCTTGCCATCGCTGGTAGCGCACGCAATAACGTACTCCCCGAAGGTGTCTAGTGACCAGGTAGTTGCTGGCGTATAAGCGCCGCTGTCAGGTCTTGGCGTATTCCAAGTGCTGGTATTCCAAGTGAGGCCACCGTAGCCAAGGTTCTGGACTGCGTTTGCGTTACCAGTGGTAAACCCTGATGGGGTAATGTCAGTAAGCGCGTTGTCCTCTCCGACAAAATATAACTTTAGATGCGTGCCTGCGACTGTTCGCCTGTTACGGCTATTATCTAGGTAGCTGATGATTGCCCTGCAAACGCCGTCCATCGCAGCCGTTGTGCGCTTACGCCAGCCGCCGATTGGCTGCATAGCGCCTTCATACCAGCGTACTAGGTTTGCATCACTCCAAGTGTTTGCTTGCTGCAGCGCAGTACCGTTTTTAACTACACCAGCTGGTGGGCTGACGTTAAGCAGAGGCATCTTCGTACTCCCCTGTTTCAATCATCTGGCAAAGCTCTTCAGCCCTTGCGCCGACTTGCTTAGACCACAAACTGTTATCGAATTCCATCCCAGCCATGATGTAGTCACCGCCAGCCATGAATCCGAGCGCCTTCTCAAACTTGAGCAATCGGGTAAGGCCCAGATTAAACGCAATTGAAACCATCGCGTCTTTGCGGGCAAGGTTCAAATTCTTGTACCACGGAAACGTGCTCTCAAGCTCAGTCTCAACTCGGTCAATGTCGTTAGACAGCAAGAAGTCGATCTCGGCATCGCATAGGCCGATTCCACCGTCTTCGTCAATATTGCGGCCAACGCCAATTGTGGTTTTGCCAGCGCTGCACTGATAGGCGAATGGTTTCACGCCCTCATGCCTTTTCAACATTTCAACTAATTTTTCACTGCTCATTAGCTTTCTCCCTTGTTGGAAGCGCCAAAATAAAAGCTAACGACTGCGCTGACTATGCCGCCAAGGTATCCAAGCACCAGGTTGACGATAGACTCATTTGTGTCTGGCATTAGCGTCACAATAGACACATAAGCTCCGAAGAAAACGAAGGCCAGCAATGCCAGCACTTTAGGTGTCCAATCCCCGGCAAATGACTTGCGGGCGTTCTGCGTGTCTTGCACCTCTAGCGCGAACACGTCCACGTCGAGCTTTTTCATCTGCACAGCAAATTCATTGTCAGCGGCTTTTATCTTTGCAAGCTGCTCTGGGGAGGCGTTTTGTACTGCCTTCTGCAATGTTTTAGGTTCCGGGTCGCAGCCCAGCACACTGGCTATAGCCTTAGCCGCTGTGCCGCCTAAAGGGCCACCAAGTGCTTGGCCTAGCGTTGGCGCTAAGCCGCCGATTACGTTTTTTATAAGATCAAATTTCATTCATTAATCCCATGTCTTTGTGCCTATGCGCACCTTCTTCGGGACGCAGTACGCGCTTATATTGTTCTGTTTCTTTTTTCGTTGAACTAAATTTACTTGTCCCGTTTCAATCCAAAAAGCGAACTGGTTGCATCTAGTGATATCCCTAAAATAAAACTCTTCATTCAAAGGATCGTTGTTAACGATCACGACCAGCAAAAAAGCCATTATCATCTTGTTAAAAACGCCAGTAATGCTCCCACTGCCGCTGGCACCAAAACAATAACCACAAGAAATATAAGCGCATATTGCGTCATTTCTTTTCTAAACTTGCGCTTCCTAGCAGCCTCTGATTTCAAAAAAGCCTGCCGATTTTTTCTAGCTTCGGCTTGCTTCGTCATCATGTCGTTCCAGAGATCCATCCGATTGGTGGCCAAAAATATTTCTTTTATGTTCTCTCTGCTCTGCCTGAGCGTTTCCTCTGCCATCACTACTTTCATAGCTTCGGCTTCTGACATATTTTTACTGTTCTTAGCGCGTTGCAGATCAAATTCTGCCGCGCCAAGCTTCCCTATATACGCCCCCAACGACTCTATGTTTTGAGCCGCTCCCGCAGCCATCTCCAGAGCCTTACAGGCAGCACTTACTGCAGCTACTGCCTCAACAATCACGGTTTAGCCCATAGAAATCATTAGCGGAATCGCCACAGACCCAAGTACCAGCGCGTATAGCCCGTATATCATTTGCTCTAAACGAACAAACTTAGCTGCGCCACTATCTAGCCTACGCTCAATGCTTTGATACCTAACGACACACTCACGCTCATGCGCCTCAATCGAGGCCAAAGCCTTCGCTGTTAATTCTTTCTGAGTCACAGTGACTCAGACTCTTCAGTCTTAACCGGCTTGATCGCATTGCGAATATCAGTTTCCCAATGCGCAATGCTGCGCTCATTCTCTATTAACTGAATCTGCAAGTTTTGCTGCACTTCGCGTAATTGTTGTACGCGGCCAATCATTACCTGAGCATCTTGCTCAAGCTCACTAAATGCAAAATCTTCACCATCTATACTTACGGTTTGTTCGGTCATGTTTATTCCTTATGCCGCCCAGGGCGTGCCTGACCCATTAGTGGGCGTAATTTCCAAATCTATCTGTGCCTGCAAACCAGCCTCTAGCGCAGCCACCGCATCGTCGCCCATCTCTGCTTTTAGCCAAGCAATACAATCGGCCTCTGAAACAGAGTCGTAGGCTGTGAAGCTGCTAGGATCGGGCGCTGCTAAGGATTGAGTGCCATAGTTCCCAGCGATATAGTCTTTTCCGCTACTGGTTTCACGGGCATTGCACCGCCAATGCAGGTTATTGATTACGTTGGTCAACCCGTCTTCGCTTAAAACAAAGTCGGTTTGCGAGATTGAGTATGTGAATGTTGCTGCCATTTTTTATGCCTCTAAGGTTTTTACTTTAGTCTCTAGTGTTTCAATGCGTTCCTGTGCTTCTTGAAGTGCCTTAATAGCCATCCACATCATCTGCTGTTCTTTGACAGCCATACGA